ACACCTACCTGCTCGACGCGAACCCGGCCACGGCGACCCGTCCGGCTGGTCTGCTCAACGGCGCGACCGATGTGCCGCCGACCGACGAAACCGACACGCTCGCAATGATCGCCGACCTGAAGAACCTCGTGAAGGCCGTGCTCGCCAACACTGGCGGCATCGCGCGCGACATCGTGATCCTGCTCAACCCGGCACAGGCGCTCGCCATTGTGCTGGCGCAGACCACGACCGGTGCCTTCCTGTTCGAGTCGCTCAACGCGCTCGGCGAGAAGGTCAACGTGACCTTCATCGAGTCGGCCACGGTGCCTGCCGATACCGTCATCGCGCTCGACGCAACCGACTTCGTGTCCACGACCGGCGACACGCCGGAGTTCGACGTCTCCGATCAGGCGACGCTGCACATGGAAGACACGACCCCGCTCCCGATTGTCGGCGGCGGCGGCACCCCGGTTACCGCGAGCCCGGTTCGTTCGCTCTGGCAGACGGCTTCCATCGGCGTCCGCATGATCTGGGACATCAACTGGGCGATGCGCCGCGCTGGCATGGTCGCCAAGGTCTCGGCGGTTACCTGGAAGTAAGGGGCGGCGGCGATGCAGAGCCTAGCGCAGGATATGGGCTTCGCGCGGACGTTTCGTCCGCGCATGCCAGCCAACGCATCTCAGGCGCGTGAGATCATCGCGCGCGGCGTTGCGGCCCGCTTCATTGCGTGGGCTCGCAAGCAGGCCATCGAAACTGTTGTCGCCGAGAAATTCGGCGGCAATCCCCTTGTGCTGAGGGCTGCCGTCAACCCGGCGATGACAAACGTCTCCGGGTGGGCCAGCGAACTCGTCAGCGACGCCATCGGCCCGTTCATGGCTCTTGCCCCGTCGTCTGCCTATGCGCAGCTGGCGGCGCGCAGCCCGCGCGTGTCGTTCACGCAAAACGCGGTCATCAGCATTCCGTCCGACACCTACTCGCCGGACGTTGCAGCATCGATGTTCGTTCTCGAAGGCAACCCGATCCCGGTCGTGTCCTTTGCGTTCGACGGCACGCCGTTGCAGCCCCGCAAGGCAGCTGCAATCGTCACGTGGACAAGAGAGATGGCGAAGGCGACACCCTTCACGATCTCGACCGTCTTCGCGCAGATGCTCGAAAACTATGTCGGCTACGCTGCCGATCTGGCATTGCTCGGCGCAAACCCGGCATCGCCGACGTCGCCGGGCGGCATTGGTTACGATGCCGTGGCGGTGGCTGAAGCAACGACCGGCGCACCGGCAGACCGCATTCTCGCCGATCTGCGCAACCTTGCGCAGGCCGTCGCCGATAGTGGTCCGCTGGTCAACCCGGTCTACATCATGAGCACCGCCAACAAGATCGCGGTGGATGCCGTCTATCCGGGCCTCGACGTCATCGGTTCGCCGATGCTGTCAACGGGGGCAGGGGCTCACACCGTCTACTGCATCGACGCCGCCTCCTTCGTCTCTGGCGAAGGCGACCAGGCAGATGTGGACTTCGGCGAGGAAGCGACGCTGCACATGGAAACTGTGCCGTTGCAGATTGCTACGGGGGGAACAGCGGCGTCGCCAACGCGTTCGCTTTTCCAGACCGCTTCTGTCGGCGCGCGGGTTATCTCGTCGCTCGACTGGGTGGTGCGCGGCACTGGTCGCGTTGCCACCCTTCAAGAAGCATGGTTCGAGACGCCTTAACGGGCGTCTCGTTCTTTGACCCCAGCAACCTCAAAGGAGTGAATACGATGACGAAGCTTGTTCGGGCTATCTATGGGCCGCAACGCGGTCTCCTTTCCCTTGAAGATGCCGATGCCGACACTGCGATCAAGGCGGGATGGGCGGTCGATCCGTACACGCCGTATGAGATCGCGCCGGACTTCGATATCGAGAAGGCCACCAAGGCGGCTGAAGAGCACCACGCGAAACAGCAGAAGGCCGCATCGGCACCCGTCGAGAAACCGGCTGCTGCGAAGAAGGCTGACGTTTCGGACGCAAAGGCGACTGAGACGAAGGCAGCGGAAGTGAAGCCAGCTGCTGAAACCACGTCCAAGGCGGCGGATGACGCCTCCTACAACACGCGGGTTTCCAAGCCGAAGGAATGACCGATGGTCGAGAAGCCGCGCTTTCGAGTTCCTGCCACGTCGCAGCCGGTGAAGGCCGTCGAGGGTGAGCCCCGCGATGGTCCTTGGCATGTTCACTGGCCGGATGGTCTTCTGCCCAACGCGTGGGGGAAGAACTGGAACTACTGGCAGATGGGTTACGATCCCATCGGCGGCTTTGGTTCTGTTGCTGTCGTCGAGGCGTGCGTTCAAGCGTATGCCTCGACGATCGCGCAGTGCCCCGGCGATCACTGGCGCGCCACCTATGACAGCGACGGCAAGCCGGACGGTGGCCGCGAGCGGGTAACGAACTCGGCGCTCTCGCGCGTGCTTCGCAACCCGAACCATTATCAGACCCGTTCCGACTTCATTATGATGATGGTGCGGAACCTCTACCTCGACGGCAACGCCTACCACCTGGCCGAGCGCAATGCCCGGTTCGAGCCGAGCGCGCTGCACCCGTTCGATCCCAAACAGTCGCAAGCCGTCGTCGGCAACGATCAGGCGATCTTCTACGAGCTTGCCGGGAACAACGTTCTTGAGGGGCCGGGCGGATACCGGAAGAACTCTCAGCTGAAGTTCTTGGTGCCGCAGCGCGACGTCATGCACGTGAAGCTGGCGACAGAAGGCGATAACTGGCTGAAGGGCATTCCTCCGGTCAAGCACGCTTGGGACGCCGTCGTGGCGCAGCGCCTGATCGCCCGCCAGCTGATCAACCTGTTCGCGAACGGCGGTCGCCCGTCCGGCGTCATTCACACCGACCTCAACCTCACGGCCAGCCAGATCGGCGAACTGCGCGCCCGGCTCAACGAGTCGTGGAAGGGCGTCGATGATCTTTCGGGTGGCCCGCCGATCCTGACGAATGGTCTGAAATTTCAGAATATCGGCCAATCGTCGAAGGAGAGCGACATCGCGTCGGCGCTGAGGCTCACGCAAGACGAAATCTTCATGGTCTACGGCGTTCCGCCCGCCATCCTCGGCATGACGGATCGCAGTTCATTCTCCTCGACGGAAGCGTTGATGCAGTTCTGGTTGTCGGGGGGACTCGGTTTCGCGATCAACCATATCGAGGTGGCCTTTGACCAGTTTTTCGGCCTTCGCGGCTGGCCTGACGAGTATGTCGAACTCGACACGCGTGCCCTTCTTCGCGCCGCCTACAAGGATCGTATCGAGGCCCTTGTTCGCGGCGTGCAGGGCGGCGTCTTCTCGCCAGACGAGGCCCGAACCTCCGAAGACCTGCCGAAGACGCCATATGGCGACGAGCCGCGCGTCCAGCAGCAAGTCGTTCCGCTCTCGGCATGGGCGCAGACCCTCAACCAGCCTGCGACAGCACCAGCGGCTGATCCAGCGCCGCCCGCACCACCAGCTGGTGAGACCGACGAGCCGCGCGAACCGGATTTAGACACCGCGAAATCAGGGAACGTGCTGGATGCCGCCAGCTTCTTTGCCGGAAGGAGGTCGCATCGTGACCGACGCAATGAACAGTAACAGCCTGCTCTTCTTCCTTGGCGAACGGTTTGCCGAGTTCGAGGAAGCGTCGGAAACGACCATCGCCCGGCACATCGCCGAAGCACGCCTTGAGTTCAAGGATATCGTGCTCAAACTCAACGAGCGCGAAAACGATCTGGTCGCCGCCATCTCGCGGCTGAAGGATGGTGAGCCCGGCCCGGAAGGAAAGCAGGGGCCAGCTGGCGAGCGCGGTGAGCCCGGCGAACAGGGGCCGCAGGGTGAGCGTGGCGAGAAGGGCTTTGACGGCAACCATGGCCTAAAGGGCGATCCCGGCGAGCGCGGCGACACTGGCGAACGCGGTGAGAAGGGTGATCCCGGCGAGCAGGGGCCGCAGGGCGAACGTGGTTTCGACGGCGAGGCTGGCCCGCGTGGTGAGCAAGGTCCGCAAGGCGAGCGCGGCCTTCAGGGCGAGCGTGGCGAAACCGGTGAGCGTGGACTTCAGGGTGAACCCGGTGAACGTGGCGAGCCCGGCGAGAAGGGCGAACGCGGTGAACCAGGCGAGAAGGGGGAGAAAGGCGACCCCGGCGAACCCGGCCCGCAAGGCGAGAAGGGAGAGCAGGGTGAGCGTGGTCTTCAAGGTGATCGCGGCGATACTGGTCCATCTGGCGAAAAGGGCGATATGGGTGATGCTGGTGAACGCGGGCCGCAAGGCGAACGCGGCGAAACCGGCGAGCGCGGCCCCCAAGGAGAGCAAGGTGAGCGAGGGCTAACCGGCGAACGTGGCGAGCAGGGCGAACGCGGCATTCAAGGAGAACGCGGTGATCCCGGTCCTGCCGGTGCGCAGGGCGAGACAGGTCCGCGTGGCTTCCGGGGTGAGCAAGGTCCGCAAGGCGAGCGCGGTGAGCGTGGCGAGAAGGGCGACACTGGCGAACTGCCGGAGGTTCGCGTTTGGGAACCCGGCATCGTTGCCATGAAGGGCGGCGTTTATACGCATCGTGGTAGCGCCTACTATGCGCGGTCCACCACAGCGCATGAGCCGAACGACGACAATGAGGCGTGGGTGATCATCGCGCAGAAGGGCGATGAATCCTATCCGGGCAAGCAGCTTGGCCGATACGAACCGGACGGCGAGTATCGGGCACGCGATGCCGTGGCGCTCGACGGATCGCTCTGGCTGGCAAAGCGGGACAATCCCGGCCCATGCCCCGGCGACGGCTGGATGCTGGCGGCGAAGGCGGGATCGAAAGGCGCGCCGGGACCGGCAGGGCCAGCGGGACCGATGGGGCCGAAGGGGGAAGCCGCTATCGGTATCGATGTCACCAAAGACCCTGAGATCGACGTGAAGAACTGGCGCTTCCTGATCCCGCTGACGAACGGCTCGAAACTATCCCTCGACATGGAACCCCTGTTCCGCCGCTACCACGATGAGACGAATGGATGAACGATCTACCGAAGGGCGATGACTTTCAGAAGAGCAGGGCGGCGCGTATCCTCCTTGTTCCCGAAGGTCATGACTTCATCGGCAGTGAACTTCTCGACGTCGTCTATGACCTTGACCACAAACGCATCCTCGTCGATGGCAATCAGCTGGTCGAGGAAGCGCCGATGGACGGCCTCACCTACGCGCGCCAGAACGCGAAATGGGTGAAGATCGCTGGCGGCGGTGGCGGCGGTGGTTCCGGCGACGGATCGCAGGGGCCTCCCGGTCCACAAGGCCCTCCCGGTCCACAAGGCCCGAAGGGCGATACCGGCCCGGCTGGCGCAACCGGTGCGACCGGCGCGCAGGGACCGAAGGGTGATACTGGCGCTCAAGGGCCGCAGGGTATCCAAGGCCCGCCCGGCGCTGATGGTGCTGATGGCATTGATGGCGCGCCCGGTGCGCAAGGTGATCCCGGTCCCGCTGGCGCTGATGGCGCGCCTGGTCCAAAAGGCGACACCGGTCTTCCCGGCATGGACGGCATCTCCATGACCACCGGAACAGGTGCGCCGACGAACCCCGGAAACGAGATCGGCGATAGCTTCGTTGACGGCACCACTGGCAGCATCTGGACGTGGAACGGAACGACGTGGACCGATACCGGCAACAGCTTGCAAGGGCCGCAAGGTGAGGCTGGACAAGTCGTCAACCTCAAAGGCACCGTGCCCACGTTCGGCGACTTGCCGACCGATGCCGCGCCGGGCGATGGTTACGTGGTCGAGGCCGATGGCGACCTTTACGTTTGGGACGGCACACAATGGAACAACGTCGGGCCTATCCAAGGGCCTCCCGGTGAGCAGGGACCGATAGGCCCGCAAGGTCCGCAAGGGGTAAAGGGCGACACTGGCGCGCAGGGGCCGCAGGGCGTGAAGGGTGATACCGGCGCGACCGGCGCACAAGGCCCGAAGGGCGATACCGGTGCGACTGGTGCGCAAGGTCCAAAGGGTGACAAGGGCGACCAGGGCATCCAAGGGCCGCAGGGTATCCAAGGCCCGCCCGGTCCCGGCGTCGCGCCACCAGCCAGCGACGGCAAGACCTATGCGATGAAGAACGGCGCATGGATTGAGATTATCATCCCGACCA